CTATTATGCTTTCAAAATTCAAACCTGTAGTGGGCTATATATGACCCATCATTACTATAGTTCAAACCTATCGACTGGTTCTGGGTGATCTTCTTCACCACGCCAATCTGATAACCGCTCTCCGTTGCTCTCAACTGGAGCGGTAGGTCGAATCGTGACACGGCGTAAAGGGTTACTATCGCGACCCCAGCAACGACCATCTCCGTTTCGTACTTCTTGTACCAATGAACCTTTTTCTGTTCTCTCTGTAGACCGCAGAAATCTACTGATCTTCCGTTTCCCGTGCCTACGGCTCCCGCTAAACAAGCGGCATCTCCTAACGCCCTAGCCGCTGCTGATCGGCTCTCCTTCGCATACTCTGCTGCAACCACTGGCTTGCCTGTGATAGCAATCGCCTGTTTGACCATTGCAGTAATCTCTGCGGGGGTCTTATTCCAACCAGTCTGAAGAAAGACATAATCAGCATTTGCATAGTATTCCTTGTTCCCTTTGTGTCCACCGATACCAGATGTTAGATGAACTCCAACTGGTTTATCAGTGATTGATTTTAAGTGGGCAACCAGAGCGTTGGTTGTCGTGGCATCCCAATACTCATCACATTCGAGGCAGGTTACATATCCTGAAATCTTGTCATCAAACCTACGAACTATCTCACTGAAGTGTGCCTTCTGAGCGTCCAGTGATTGAGAGGTAATGCTTGGGCTATCGTCTGGTGTAAGCCACATGATAGGGCTTAACCCTACGTCATTCAATATATTCAGTTGCACTTCCCAATCTGGTTTGGGGGTGATAATGGAAAGATCGAAATTCGGGCCTCCGTTGAATCCATCCCCACCATTGCGACTGTACAGGTAAATGTGAGTATCACCGTTTGCTAGTGCGGCGGCTCTCATTTTACTTTTCTCTGCTTGGGGGTGTAGGTAGTTAAGTGTCATCCACCTACTATCTACCATCAGGAAACTAGCCCTACTGCCGTGTATATCTGCGTTAGAGTTTTGTCCAAGCAGTGCCAATATAAGCATAGATGCCAGCACCAAGGCCAGCAGATTCAGGATCCCAGTTCGTTCCATCCGCATATCTTATATCACCATCTCTAGGTTTAGCAGGGGCTACATTAGTTTGTTCCAGCCTAAATACATCTAGGTTGAATAGAACATCTGATAGCCTGTTTAACTCATGGAAGAGGTAATCAGAAAGGTTCTCATTGCCAACCGGGGCTGGATTAGGAGTCCACCTGTTTACAGATTTTATAACCTTACTAGGTGCGACACTAGGCATACGATCTTATTCCTCTTAGGCCACTCCTCTGTACTTCAAAGGCTAGGCCATGAAGTTTCCAATCTATATCGGTATCAGACTCTATTTTGATTCCAAAGTATTTGCCGCTTACCCTGCACGACACCTTAGACTGAGTATTGGGGTTGAAGGCTACTGGCCCCTCCCATGTGATACCATCTTCTGTACTCATCTGTCTACCAATGTAGACCTTTACAGTATTGTTTCCGCTAACCTCTATCTGAGGGTACACAGCAGATACAAACTTTACTGATTGTGGATCGCCAAGATCATAACCAGACCTTTCTATATATGCTGTCATGTTGGAAGTATCTTCCTGATTGCCAGCATTATCTCTATAGAATTTGGTATTACTTACATCAGCAAACACAAGATTCTCTAGGTGAGCATCGTAATCGGATGACCCCCATGCTTCAGAATCCACATCCCATGTTTTAGTTGCGGTACTCCATAACTTACCACCGGGATTAGCGGCCAAAATACCTGTTGAAATATGGGAGGTTGTGGGTAAATCTCTAAAGGTAAACGTGTTATTTTCCCAACTCCATATAACAGCCTTGTTTACTACACTAGAACTTTCTGTGGCATAACAGGCTAGAATTTCCTTATGAACATGATCGGCTGCAACAAAACTCTTTTGCCATGTAGGATCGGCTAGATCACCAGCAACAATCTCATCAAATACTGCCCTTCGTAATTTACCAGTCAGAAGGGGTGTTACAGTTTGTCCATTACAGAGATAGAAGTTTGAGTTGCCCATAAAGAAATGACCACCCTCAAAATCTACCACAGAGTTCTTACATAACGCTCCTATAGTTGGGCTTAGTAACTTGAATGAAAAGATGTAGGGTGTACCCACGTAGTTCATTATATATATACTATCATTTTTGTATATTATAAAGGAATCGCCTAGTGGTAAACCATCCAATATACTTCCCGGGGTGTCAGACAACTCATATTCCCCAGCGTCTAAAGTTGCATCTGAAGAACTCCATGTTATAGGGGCGGAGCCGTAAGATGCCTCTGTAGACCATTTTACCAACCTTGGTTCTACATTATTCCTAGCAACTACGTTAGTCCAATTCAGGCCAACAAGAAATGTTCTGAACGAGCGTATAACTTCACTCTTGTTTGTCGAGTTGCCAGCCTCTTTTGTGGTAGCAACACTCCAGTTCTGCAACTCTCGGAGAGGTATTGTTTTAGCAGGAACGCCGCTACTATTAAGCGGCCACATTTGTGGAGCATCATAGCCATTGGTTGCAATGAGTAATCCATTAAGGTTGGTAGTAGTCCAACGCCTAGTATTCTCAGTGGCGGCATAATTATTATCAGTTGTCGCAGTAGTTCCAACGGGAGTTACAACAGACAAATCTTCATGGGCAGCGGGGTTTGTACTAGCCCTAGTACATCCTGTCAGGTCGTTGGTTGACTTGCCCGTGTATGTTATTTCTTCGTAATAATTGGTTGCCGCTTCTGCTACCTGTTTCGTTCCTATAGCGATAGTTCCGCTAGTTGGGAATGAACTTGCATCAGTTAATGTGATAGTGGTAACAGATGCGTTTATAGCCCCATTAAGGGTATTTGTTGTTTGCCTAGTTATGTCTGTCCAAGTAGTGCCATCCCACACAGCCACCTTATTCTGTCCAAAGGCTAACCAATAGTATGTTCCCGCAGAATCTTCATAGGGAGTTAAATAATATGGGGGGAACGTAATGGTTTTTAAGGATTCTGTATAGCCCCGAATCTTTTTAATTCCGTTGTCCAATACCCTTACATTGTTTCCACGTGACCAAGCATTAGGCGGCAACTCATAGGGCGGCACATCTTGTATGATGCCTACCTGCCCTACGTTTTCGATAGGTACAAGAGGCATTATGCTAACCTATAACCCTCAAAGAAAGTTACAGTAGCCCCAGCCCCTATAGAAAAACCACTGGATGATTCTGTATGCCCATACATAGATGCTGTATCTGATGCGGACATATCCATAATACAAGAGATCATTAGTGTTGAGGAAGTGACAACATAAGAAGAACCCACCTGCCTGAAGGTTGAGTGCATGGCATAAGCACTAGAGTTTTTATATATGGCTATATCATCATCAGAAGAATGTGTAGCATCAGTTCTAAAAGCAGCATTGAAATAATATTTTCCAGCGGCGGGAGCAGTAAACGTGCTACTAGCAAAATCCCCACCAAGATCAAAAACCTCAGTTTCCATGGTAATTTTATCCCAGTCAAACTGTGCGATAGACTGTGACCCTGATTTATTAGCCCTAAACATACAGGTTTTAGCAAGATTAGATGCCCACGGCGCATCAACACCTACCTCAGCCCATACGGGGGTGGCTGCTGTAGTGGCCGTGTTTATTTTAAGAGTATTTGCAGAAGTATCATACCAGATTGTTCCCTTTACCTGAGTGGTGGGAGCAGTAGCCTTAACAATAACTGTAGCCGCTGCTTGATCTACATCAGGCAGACTATCTTGCACTACTTTTTTAATAAGCCTTAGATGGTCATCCCCTTGAGAGATGCTATCTGAGCCAGTAGGGTTTGTATCTACCAGTCCACTGATGAATGATGCGCTTTCTAATGCCATAATTTATTCCTCTTCAGGAATAATCCATTCCTGTTTATATTCATTCCAAAGATATCCACCATCTCGTGGGTTTGGATTTTTTATAGGTGGTTCCCAATCAAAGTTACTATTCAAATTCCATGATGGATACTTACATCGGCTAATGAATACGTTGTTATTATAATCCCAACGACCTCCGATAGACGCCATCTGCTTTCTCGTACCATCATTGAATGTTTCAACCCAGTTTGCGGGATTACCAACCTCACCAGAATTAATAAATTCTTGGTCTGACACAATGATAGCCACAATAGTATCATCTTGGTCTATCTCAGCAAAATACCTCATTGGAATTTATACCTTATAATCACAACCCCGTTAGCACCCGCTCCACTTGTGATATTAGCACCACCCGGCCCTCTCATTAATCCTGAACCTCCGCCAGAGCCATAAGTTGAACCAGCACCGGGAGAAGTTCCTGTACCAACAGCGCCATTGCCGCCAACCCCTGAACCACCATCACCCTTGGTTGCGCCAACATTATTATTTTGTTCTGTAGTGTAATCATACGAGCCGCCACCGCCAGCCGCATAGATTACAGAAGCCCCCGAAATAGAGTTCGCAGTTCCAGCACCACCAGCCCCAGCGGGTCTAGGGTCGCCAGAGGTTGCAGCATTTCCACCTACCGCAGCACTTCCTCCACCACCGCCACCCATATCCATTTGGTTATCGGCGTAGGCTCCAG